CTGGTGTTATAGCCACTTGGTCCTGTCCCGTGTAAGTTGACAGGGCAGTAGGAGCGTAGGAATAAACAAAGGAGCGAAACAGCGATCGAAATGCAAAAGCACAATTTGTTCGATCAAAGTCGCCACTGCCTGACGCTGTGGTGTTAAAGAGCACTGGTCGTTGCTCATAGGGGTTACAAGCCCCTGTAGGATCACCACCATATTTGGAAGTTCCCATCTTAATGGGTGTAGCTTCTCTTGGAATAGCTAGGGCCTCAAGCACTTTTGTAAGCTGCTTGGCTTCTTTAGTATTTTTCCCTAACTTTGCGACGGCAGCGCCTGTCACTCCTTTCATTCGCGTTTTCACGCTCTGGCGAGCTAATTGCATATTATCCATTTGCTTAACAACTCGCTTTACTCGTTTTTCAGCTGCGCGCTTCTTGTGTTTTCTGGCAGCTGTGTTGTTTTTGGGAGTCACGTTGACTTTGACCGTGACCTTCCCTTTCTTTTTGCCTTCAGGCATCGTACGAAGAATTTTCCTGGGCTTTATAACCTATTGACTTCCCAGGACTTGCTACACGACAAGTGTACAATTGCAACATGATATCATCTGGTTTAAACCCTCGCAGAGCGCGAGACCAATCACCGTCGCCTTGGTAAACTGAGCCGAACTCACGGATTAACCAAGAAATGTAGCGCTTCAAAAATCTTCGCATCTTCTCATCTGCCCAAGTCACTTGGTAGATTCCGATAGCACGCAACAACGAGTAAACAGGATCAGCTGGTTTTTCACTATACAGTAAACTTACCAGCATTTTCTCACGGTCCAACACGGGGACACACACTGGAATACCACGCACATCATTAACAAAAACGTCAAATCGTCGCGATAAATACGTTAGCTCTTCAATAGGGCGAGGCTCAGCACTTGGAGAAGTAACCTTCACACCCAATTCGGCGAACACTATAGTAATGGATTCAATATTGTAAAAGGCCATCGCCTCCTCACTAGAACTCCACGTGTTATCATCGCCGGTAAGCTTCAGCTCGACATGTTTCTTAAATGCCGAGTAATTTCGTAAATGGGCCGGTGCCAACCGCACCCATGCATAAGCTAACCACAAAAACAAAGCCAGCGTGTTATCAACTATCGTGTTGACTGAACCTGACGGATTTCCAGTCGTTTTCATCACAATAAGCCCA